GAAGCAGATATATTTTCTGCAAGTGACGCTTTTCTCTGTTTTTTCTCTGCTGTAGCAGGAGGCAATAATTTTTGAGGTTCTTCTGGAGCACCAGTAATAAAATTCTTTGCCTGCTTTAATGGTGCAGTTGCTGATCCAGAACCAGTGTTAATTCTTTTTTTATTGATCTTAAAGCGACCAACCTTACCCTTGATTCTCTTAAATTCTTCTGCTAGGAGCATTTCCTCTTCCCTAGCAATATTAGACTTGCCTAAGGTAGATTTAATTACTTCCTCTTTTAACAGAGACTGGTAAGTACCGTAATCAATATCAATCGCATCTTCTTCTCCAATAATTTTTAATATTCTTTCATCAACATCTTCACCAACAAGATCTTCCTCTGTAACACCATCATAAAGTTTTAGAGCTCTGGGAGTTAGATCCCCCATGGATATCATATCATCTTCATCACCATATCCCTCAAACTCACCCTCAGATTCAACTTGAGGGGGTTCCTCTACCTTTGGTTTCTTTACTTCAGGTACTTTTGGTGGTGATTTAGGTTTTGGAGGTTCTTGAGAAGCATTTACAACATAATATTCCCAAAGATATAATGAATATTGATTAAAAAGATCAAATTCCTTTATATTTTGTGGGCTAATAATTGATGGAGACGGATAATCTTTCTCAGACTTATCCCATTCTCTTAAAAATATATCTACTACTCTATCATAATCTACATCATAAGCATCCCCAATAAGAATTTTCGACCGTTCCATATAACTGGCAACGGACTTCCTAAACCCCTGCTTTCTCTTTACAAGACGGGAATAGGTAATAAATTCGGTTAAAAACTTGGGTAACTTATTGGCCATTAGCTATTTGCTCGCTGTTGGTCAGCTTTTAATTTCTCTTCTTCCAGATGAGCCTTCAATAACGCAACATAAACTTCTCTCTCCCATGGAATCAGATTCTCAATCTCAGTTAATGAATATTTATGATACTGCATTAACGCAAAATTTAATTTAAAATAATTCTCTAAATCCATATGGGAGAGGGCTATGCGAAAAAACTTGATAATCCCTCAAGAACAACTGTACTCTTCTTCTTAGTTTTTGGATTTGTCACTTGAAGTTCATGTGACAGTTTAGGCATAGTCTCAAAAAACTTCTCAATCTTTTTAAATTGAGAAGAATTCATTTGATCTAAGAATTCTACAACTTCTTTTTTACTCAAATCCTCAACCGCCCAGGACTCTTCTGCAGTAAAAACTTGACTGATACAACTTGCGATTAAATCAAATGATTGTTCAACACTAATATTATCACTAAAATCAAAATTACTTTTAATAAATTGGTCAAGAGATGGATACTTCATCTCCATTGCAAGAGTATTGTCAATTTGAATATTCTTAGAATGTTCAGTGTTTTTAGAAACTTTTATATCATCAATATCAATCTTAACTGGAACATATGTATCTTCATCATCAGGACAAAGAACATTAACTTCCAATTCTTCACCAACAGATTTGCCACGAATATTTAAAAAGAGATATTCAATATCAAAGGTAGGCAAAGACTCAACACGAATACCATCAGTTTTTATACAGTTTTTGATTACGGTTTTAATTGCCGTGGTTATCTGCTTAGTATCTTCACTCTCTAGTGCTAAAACCAGCAATTTCTCCTCTTTTACAAGAAATGGTCTATATTCAATAGTTTGTTCAGTGGAAGGCAACTCAAGCTCATATGTGGGAGTTGATATAGTAGGTAATGGCATAAATCAAATTCATTTGTTTTTATTTATATTCAATCAATGAAAGATCCTGATGTAAAATCAAAATTATTACCAAAGAATGAGTTCTCAGAAAAAGCAGATCCTGAGTTAGTATTGAATACATCTGCAAATTTTGGATCGTAATACTTTGTACTACTTAAATCGCTATCAAACGTAAAATCGAATGGAACTTCAGGATTTCCTGGAGACAAACTACTTGATCCAAATACATTAAAGTTACTATCAGTTTGACCTTGACTCCGATCAATAAAGTATCTAGTGTAACACATAGATACTGTAACTTTTAATAATTGACTAGATTCATAAGTAATTGGAATACTATTCATAGATTTGGGAAATACATCTACAAAATTGTAGACTACGGCATTTGCACCAGCAGATTTGCCAGAACCCAAATCTTTTTCAAATTTTGCAATTTTCATTCCAGTTTTATACGAATCTGGGTATTTTGCCCTTTGATTAACTTTATTTCTTAATTCCTTATCGGTGTAAGTATTTTCACCAACAATATACTTCATCCAAAAATCAAAAAATCTAATCTGGCGATAATTACTATCTAAAGTAACCAAAAAAGTCAATTCTATAGTCTCATCAAATAATCTAGAATATGCATGTCTCTCAACAATACCATGATAATCTCTATTTGTCTCTACCGTGGCAATACTAGATCCAGGTAAAGATGCTTCTATACAGGTAAGTTCAAATAATTCTCGATCAAGTCCTGTCGCAGAACTTCCTCCCTCACCACCAGATACTAAACTTGGCGCTTGTATAAGTACAGAATATACTGAAGTAAACGCAGGATTCAATATTCTACTTTTTAACGTATTCATGGATACGCCTGCATTGATCCCTATATTTGGCATCTAAATAAAGTTATTACATCTATATTATATGTAGACAACTTAATGAAGGAAAGTATAAAAAGTAAATATTACCCATCACATCCCAAAAAATATAAGGGTAATCCAAACAACATTATATGCAGAAGTAGTTGGGAGCGCAAATTCTGCGCCTGGTGCGATCTAAATGAAAATATAATTGAGTGGGCAAGCGAAGAATTTTGTATCCCATACAAATCCCCCCTTGATGGACGTGTTCATAGGTACTTTCCAGATTTTTTAATTAAAGTAAAAGAGAAAAAAGGATCTACAAAAACATATGTGATTGAAGTAAAACCAAAAAAACAAACTCAACCGCCAAAAAGAAAAACTAGGGTAACAAAATCATTTATCTATGAAGCAAAGACGTATGAAGTTAATAAAGCAAAATGGAAGGCGGCAGAAGAATGGTGCAAAGATAGAAAATTAGAATTTAAAATCATAACAGAAGACGAACTAGGAATCAAATGACCCTGTTTGAAGATTTAAAAGAAGAAGTATCTATAGAAGAAGGAAGATCTCCATTCTTCTATAGAAGAGCATTCCGAAGATTAACCAAAAGATATGCATCTCAACCAGATCTTTTTGTCAGGGAAGAAAGAAAAGACAATAGTGAAGAAGAAGATCAAAGAGACAACAATTTACTAAGAAGATTTCCCAAACAAGGACATCTTTTTATGTTTGAATATACTTCGGAAAAAGATAATGTGTCGATATTTGACCCATTCCCACTAGTATATTGCATAAAATCTGATGGTAGAACATTTCAAGGATGCAATTTACACTTCATTCATCCAATAAAAAGAAGGATTGTTGTAGAGAATTTAAAAAACGATAAGTTGAGATTGCCATATAATTCGATATCTAAATATAATGTAAGTCAAATAAGAGGTCTACTTTTAGACATTTCTATTGATGAATGGATTACTGCATCTAATTTGCCCATTGAAGATTTTGTTACCATAAAAAATGGCAAATCTCGCCCAGCAAATGTTAGAGATGTTTGGAAAAGGAATAATCGATCTTTTAGGAACATGTTGCGAGGAGCAAGAATATACAAAGGTTATGGAAAAAATGACAACCACTTTAAATAGATAACAATGGCAACTCCAACAAAAATAACTAAAGTAGGTGCAGTATTTAAGCCAGGAAAGGATAAGGACGGAAACGAAGTTGCTCTGCCTGATGCTAATGAAGATATATGGGTCTCTCCACCCCACGTACTGTCGCAACCAAAACCGAAACCACCAGAAAAAAGTAATACCAGTATAAATTTAACTTTACCATCAGATGCTAAAGCTGCTGCTAATACTAGAGTCGTATATGTTACTACCTATAACCCCAAAACAAAAATAACAGCGGTTTATGAACAAGAGTATGAAAGTATCTTAGGTGTCCCAACCCGCACACCCAAACTACTTGATCCTGATAAAAGGATTGCAACAAGAAACGAAAAGGATGGTACATATGAACCAACAAAATATGCAAAGGAGAATTATACATCCAGTACAGTCAGCAATATAGCAAATAATGCCGCAACTAGGGCAGATATAGAGCGGACTAGAGCATATACTTATCAAAATGGTTATCAGCAAATTAATAAGAAACCACCATCACCTGTTCAAGTCGCAACTGCGCTTCAAGATCCACTTCCAGTAGCAGATCCAGATGCAATTCCTCTACCAGGTGCTGAGGATGATGATGGTTCAACAATAAGAGGGGCATCTCTTAGTTCTATAGATATAAATGACGTTCAGACTGCATCCGAAGTAGCAAGTGGTCTTTCAGATGATTTAAAATACCCATCTAATAGTCCAACATATTTGGAATCAGATTACGTAAGATTCTCTGCAATTAAATATAAACCAGCAGAAGTCAGTTCAAATAGCTTTGCAATATCATACAACCCTGGCGAAGTCATAGGTGCTTCAGTATATTTACCAATACAAGGTGGAATATCAGATTCAAATGGTGTTGGTTGGAATGAAGAAGTAATAAATCCACTACAAATTGCTGGTGCCCAAATTGCAATGGAAACCCTGGATGGTGGTGGCGGTGGTCTTGCGAACGCAGTTTCAAGAGTAGTAGGTAATGTAGCAGATAACGCGCCTGAGGTAATATCAGCGATTAAAGCATCCGTCACTGAGTCTGCTATTGGTGCAAATATATTACCCAGAACATCAAGAGCAATATTTAACCCAAATACAGAACTTTTATTTAATGGTCCTCAATTAAGAGCATTTACATTTTCATTTAAACTTATGCCTAGAAGTGATAATGAAGCTAAGGAAATTAAAAAAATCATCAGATTTTTTAAAGTTAATATGGCAGCAAGAACAACAGAATCAGCATTGTTTTTAAAAGCGCCAAATGTATTTCGCATAGAATATATACATAAAGATGAGGGAGCGAATTCTCATCCTGGCATAAATCTAATCAAAGATTGTGCTCTTCAGAACTTTTCTGTTGACTATACACCAGATGGCACATATATGACCGTTGGTGATGATGATATAGGTGCAATGTTCTCATACAATCTCACAATGAGTTTTATGGAACTTACTCCAGTATATTCCAAAGATTATGATGATGAAAACGCAGGCGATCACCCAATCGGTTATTAAAAAATGGCAAATTATTTCAGTCACGTACCATTTCTTGAGTATATATCTAGAGATAATGAAAGGTCAACTTTAAGTGACTATACTGTTGTCAAAAATTTATTCAAAAGAGCAAAAATACGAGATGACGTATTTTCAAATTTAAGTTATTTTAACAAATATCAAATCAAAGGTGAAGAAAGACCTGATGAAGTAGCAGATAAAATATACAAAGATCCAAGTTTGGACTGGGTAGTTTTATTATCAAATAATATTCAAAATGTTTATGACGAGTGGCCAAAAACTCAACAGGCACTTGATAAATTCCTTTTAGATAAGTATGGATCTTATGAAGAATTATATGGTGGAATACATCACTATGAGACAGTAAAAACAACTACATTGGATGGTTACACTATTGTAGAGTCTGGTGTAGAAGTAAATGAAGGATTTTTCAAAGCACCAGAATATGAAATTGAATTAGATCCAAATATTGTTTTGCCCTCAGAAATTCCTGGAGATTTTGCAGAAGCAACTGCAGAGTATAATTCAAATAGTGGACAAGTAACAAAGTTGACATTAGTAAATGCTGGATCTGGGTATACTGGATTTGCTGAAGTAACAATAGAAGATCCGCCATCTCCAATAACTGGTATTGCATCTTGTCAACTAAATGTATTTCCAGATGAACGAGAAGTTGGTCAAATAACAATTACCGATACTGGCAGTGGATATAACTTTCAACCAATAGCAACATTTAGTGATCCACCACCAACAATTACTGCAGTATTAGAACCTGTTATTGGTGTTGGAGGATCTATTTTAAGTGTTGGAATTACATCTGCTGGAGATGGATACACATTTACACCAATAGTTACATTTCCACCACCACCAAATATCATTGAGAGTGCAGCTTTTATATCTGCTAGTTCATTCACAGTAGAGAGTGGATTTGAGGGTATGTTCTTAAATGCTACTGGAAAAAGACTGTTCACTGCACATGGAGCAAATACATATACTTCTGGAATTATTGAACAATATGAGCTGTCATCTGCACATGATATGTCAACAGGTTCTCTTCTTAGAACGAGAACATTAAATTTTGATGGACTAGTCTTTGAATACTGCACTGGAATCGAATTTAAACCAGATGGAACCAGAATGTATGTAAGTGGTCTTACAAACGCTGGTAATAAATTAGCACAATATGACCTTTCAACAGCATGGGATATTAGTACAGCATCATTAGATGTTAGTATATCGATGCCAGCGATGTCTGGAGTAAGAATACAAGATACTGGAGAACATATTTTTATTCTTGATATTCAAGATCCCGATAAGATCAAAAAATATCAACTAACTTCAAACTGGGATATTGGATCTATGTTCCCACTCCCAGTTCAAACAGCAAATATCTCAACTATCTGTATACCTAACGAATCTTCTATTCGTGGATTCTCCTTCAAAGATGACGGAACAAAGCTATATGTTTCTGGTACAGACAATAACTCAACATTTGTTATAACATTGACAACAGCATGGGATATTAGTGGATTATCATTACTAGGAGTACTAAACGTACAAAATGCTAGTGGAGACTCTACCCCATTAGATGTATATACAAATGCAACAGAAACTCTATTTTTTATTGGTGGTTCTATCAATAGAAAAGTTTACACTTATGATACTGATGTAACTGCAACAGCAACTGCTACTGTAGGTGTAGGAACTAGAGCGGAAACTATTTTCAGCATAAATGTGACAAAACCTGGAGCTGGATATACCTCAACACCAGCACCAGTGATACAAATACAACCACCAATCCCCCATAGAACGGCAACAGGTTATACTCTAGTCACAAATGGATCAGTCGTTGGTATTGTAATGCAAGATCGTGGTTATAACTATAGAACTGCACCAACTATACAAATAGAAGATCCACTCTCTGCAATCACAGCAAGAGCAAATATAAAAGCAGAGAATGGACTTATAAAGGAAATAAAAATTATCGACAACGGAAGAGGATATAACTCCATTCCCCAGGTATTCTTTAGTAAACCAGGACCACTATACCTCCCATCAAAAAATGAAGTATTTGAGAGAAATGGTCAGGAATGGAAATTTGACGGATTTAACTGGAGAAGAAGAATTACTTTCGGAACAGTTTATTATGATGACATAAAAGATGACTTACTAGAAATTCCTGGTGCAGTAGCAGCAACAGCAATTACAAATTATCAGTATGAAGACAGAGTAGAAGCAAATAAAAGAAGTATTTATTTACTTAAACCAGAATTCTTAAGTATTCTTTTTAATGATCTTGACGATATCATGCCATACAAAAAAGGTTCTGGACAATTTGTGTCTCAGAACCTTAAGAGGGGTGATAACCCTAGATTATATGAGTAAGTATATTAACTCTCAGCAAGTTTTTGGAAGTAACTCAAAGCATCATCCTCCTCTTCAGTAGAGTTAGAAGAATCCTTCGCCATAATATCAGGAGAATTAAATCCGCCGCTTGAAGGAAGATCGTTAAGTTCTTTCTTCAATTCCGCAGGTAGTTGAGTCTCTTCTTGGCGTCCACCAAAACTAGGCGTGAAGTTACCACGCATATCATCTTCACCCTGAAGTTCCTCATCTTGCCTACGAGAAGATCCTTTACGTCCAAGAACATAATCCAGACGTGTCTGAAGTGCTTCATAAGACTTAAACTGATCTTGAGCAGTCATGGCAGTAAGAGAATACTCCTTCTTCCAAAGTGCTTCAAGAGCGTCATCATCATCTAGTAGAACACTAGTAGAATCAAATTCAGACTTATCATAATTCCAATAACCATCAACCTTACGAATCTTCAGTTTGAAGTTCGCACCTTGCCAAAAATCAAATGGATTAATAGGAGTCTCATCTTCAAATTCAGGTTGCATTGCTGCCATAACCTTATCGAAGATTTTTTTACCAAACTTGAACAAGAAAACTTGCCCTTCATTGTGAGGATTAGTAGGATCCTTCACAACGTAAATATTGCTATAATATGACAATTTACGTTTTTGCTTACGTACAATTTCTTTGTTGCTATTATCTCCACTGTTCCAAAGAGTACGATTATATTCGGATACAGGATCTTTCTGACCTAAAGTAGTCAGAGAATTCTCGATATACCAACCACCAGGACCCTGGAATCCATGAGAGTACATCTTCACCCATGGAAGATCTTCACTATCGGGAGCAGGAAGGAATCGAATAACGGCATAACCATTACCCGTCTTATCCATTTCAGGTTTCCAGAGACGATCATCACCGCCACTAGAGTTGCTATTCATCTTCTCAACCTCTTTGACTAGTTTGGAAGTCAAAGATCCAAGAGAAGACTGTTTTTTGAG